GCAGATCAAGGTCAGCAACTGGACGCTGACCGGATCGCTTGAAGTGCTGGAAACCACCACGCTTGGCGAATCACAACGCAGCTATGCGCCAGGCGTGCAGGAATTTAACGGCAGCGCCACGTTGCTGTACTACAAAGACGATGCAGGCCGCAATGATGCAGCAACAGCACTGAAGAAAGTGCTGCGTGTATCGGGCGTCAGTAGCAGCGATACGGTCACGATGCGGCTGCGCCTAGTAGATGGCGCCAGCAACAGCGATGTGCAACTGACTGCCTACATCACCAGCGTCACGTTTGGTGCCAGCGTTGGCGAAGTCAGCTCTGCACAGATCAGCTTCCAAGCCACTGGTGCGCTGACAGCGGTGACGATCTGATGGGCATTTACCTCGGCAATGTCGGCAACATCGAGCTAACCCGCAAATCACTGGAGGGCAGCAAGGAATCGATCGTCAACCCGTCCGATGTCAATGCAAGTCGAGATCGTTTCAGCTTTGACTTTGACCCGAGCTATTTGATCGGTGGTGACCTTGTTGAGATTGCCGCAAGGGACGGCACTACGCTTGATTTTGTTGACGCTTCCGGCTGGGCAAATGGCGTCGTTCAATCCAGCGGCAACTGGTACGTGTTTGTTGATGAGCTAGGTGGCATCCGCCTTTACGACAATTTCGACGACAGCCTTGAAGGAGCCAGCGCTGGTCTTGTACCTCTGAACGCAATTGCTCGCAACATCCCAATCAGGGTGACAGTGCGTGATCGTGATGCCAGGCTGCTGGGCTGTGTTTCGGACTACGAAATCAATACCACGCGCGAAACTGTCGATGTCACGGCGCTGAGCGATGAATATCGGCAGCAATACAGCAGCTTGATCAGCGGCAGTGGTCGCTTGACCGCGCAATGGGATTACGTAAAAGAAGGCGACACTGAGCCGGTCAACTATTTGATGCAGCTTGTTTTGCGCACAGAAGTTGGCTCGTCATTTCACGCAAAATTTTTCATCAAGTCTGCCGGCACCCGCGCGTCTGGCGGTTCGTTTGAATCAACGCAAATCAACGATGCATTGTGGTGGGAATTTGATGGGCTGATCACGTCGAGCGCCACTAGCTTTGCATCTGGCGACATTATCGTGAGCTCTGTGGATTTCGTAGCAACCGGTCCGATTAGATTGCGTGCAAAGACACGGACCACCGAATACTTGTTGCAAGAATCTGGCGACAAGCTCAAACTGGAGCAAGACGGCACATCATTCTTGCTTTTGGAGCAATCCGACTGACACTAAACTGGTGTCAGGCCATGCCCCCTGCACCCATAACAGCACACCACCATGGCAGACCTCAGGTTCACCGAACTCGCAGCGCTCTCAAGCGGTGACCTGGTTGCCGGTGACGTACTGGCTATCGCGGACATCAGCGCCAGCGAAACCAAGAAGATCACAGTCACCGACTTCACCGGCAAGGCGGTCACGCTGATCGCGGATGCCACCATCCCAGGCGCCAAGATCCTGTTTGGCACTGCTGAGATCGCAGGCACTGCACTGGAGGACGGTGCTGTTGGCACGTTGCAGCTTGCGGCTGATGCCGTCACTGCCGCCAAGCTTGCCGATGAATCAACCGTTGACCTTGTAACCACACTGCCTGCTAGCGGTGCGTTCGTCGGTCAGATCGCACTGGACACTGACGACAGCAAGGTTTACTGCTGGAACGGCACTAGCTGGGTCAACATCAAAGCAGCGGGCAGCATCAACACCGTCATCGGCGGCAGTAGCGGCATCGTCAACGTCACCGTCAGCACGGTCGGTGATGAAGTCACGATCAACACCACGCTGGATGCCACCAGCGGCGCCGGTCAATTCCTCGCTGGTCCCAGTGGTGGTGCCGGTGCAGTCAGCTACCGCGCCATCGCAGCAGGTGATCTGCCGACTGCAACCACTAGCGCCAAAGGTGCTGTGGTCGTCAATGGTGATGGCTTGACCTTAAGCGGCGATCAAATCCAGATCGACAACACCGTTACCGCTAACGCCAGTGAATACCACCTGACCCAATACGACGCAAACGGACTGGTAACAGATGGCCGCTTGATTGTTGCAGGCGATCTACCAGCGGCTGGTGCTGGAGTGAAAGGCGCGGTATTCCCCGGCAGCGGGCTGCAAGTTGCTGTAACCGGGCAGCTCAATCACCTTAATGTTGCAACGCCTGGTACATATGGCAAAGTCACCATTGATGCGCAAGGTCACGTCACAGATGGCGCAGACCTGATCGCAGATGACATCCCAGAGCTTGACGCAAGCAAAATCGTCAGCGGTACTTTTACCTCTGATCGTCTTGCTTCCAACAGTGTTACAGCAGCGCAGCTTGCGGATTACGGCATCGCGCAAGTCAGCAGCAGTCAGCCGATTGCTGAATTTGCTGGTCAGCTTTGGATCAACCCAACAGACCGCACCGCTTACGTGTGGGTTGGTCAGGTATCACCGCCGCAGGGTTACTACCTGCCGCTGAACAATGAATTTGGTGCGCAAGCAAACCTGCGCTTTGGCGGCACTTACAACGCAGATACCAACACCGTCGCCAGCCTCAATACTTACGGTGCTGAATCGGGCTTGACGGTTGGCTCGTCACTGATTGCACCAACAGCATCTAGCTCTGGTGTTTATCTGCTGGTAACCACGTCCGGTACGGGCGTATCGCCAGCACCTGCTGTTGCACTTGATGTGGGCGACTGGATTCTGAGCCCAGGTTCCGGTACCACTTGGACGCACGTCAACTTGGTCGGCGCTGGCATCAGCGTGATCGACGCGGAGGATGTGACCTTCGATGGCTCGGCGCTAAGTCCGGCAATGACTGGCGTTGCCGATGCTGGCGCAGCACTAACCACATTGTGGGGCCGCAGTCAGATCGCAACGCTGGCAACTCTGGGCATCGTGCTGGAAAGCACTGAGATCACCGTGGATAACAGCACTGGGGCAATGGCAGTTGGGGTGGTTGATGAAGGCACCTACTGATGTCAGGCTTCAATTACAACGGTGAGAGCCTACCGAAAGGTGGAGTCACAGGCGAGATGCTGGTCAAGGTCAGCAATGCCGATTATTACGTGCAATACAAAACCTTAGGTGAAGTGATCGAAGAATATGACGTGGTGATCGACGAAGGCGAATATTAGACTGAGCCAGTAACGCCGTCCCGCAGGGAGTTAAGGCATGGCCACGTACAAGCATCTTCGTAGCAGCACTGCAAATAAGCGTCCGACCACCAGCATTACTGATGGTCAGCTTGCGATCAACACGAACACCGCAAGCCCCGGTCTGTTTTTCAAGGATTCTGCTGGCACCGGCATCGTTAAGGTCGGTCCGGTGCATGTTGGCACTACTGCACCAAACGCTACGCCTGCAGCAGGCGGCAGCAGTGGCAACTATTTAGGCGAGCAGTGGCTGGATACCAGCGTCAGCCCGGCGCAGATGAAGGTCTGGAACGGCAGCGCATGGGTCGGCATCGTTGCTGATGAGCTGCCGGTATCAAAGCTGCAGGATGGTGATGCCCGCCAACTGCTGCAAACTGATGCGGCTGGCACTGGCGTTGAATGGACCAGCAACGTTGATGTACCTGGCACGCTGGACGTAACCAGTACTGCAACGTTTGACAGCATTGCGCGGCACCCACTGGGTAGCGCTGCTGCACCAACGCTGACGTTCACTGGCGATCCCAACACCGGCATCTACAGCCCCGGCGCAGACCAAGTAGCGGTAGCAACTAATAGCACGGGGAGGTTGTTTGTTAATGCGAGCGGGAAGGTCGGCGTAGGTGAGCCCAATACTCAGGCTAACTTGCATGTAGCCGCAAACTTTTCTGACGCTACGGCAATTGATTGGGCCAATAGTCAGTTTTCGGTTGCAACTCCGATTCCTGGTAATGGCACAGCAAATAGGGCAACAATCTACTTTGCGCCTTTCGGAAGTGATAACAATTACGGGCCGTCCGCCATTTCATGCACCGCTGGCACCAGTGGCGCATCGACGCTGAAATTTTTTGTTAACTCAAGCGGTAATCTCACCGGCAACCTTGGCCTTCAAGAGCGGATGCGCATCACCTCCGCAGGGCTCGTAGGCATAGGGACTAGTTCACCTACGCTTAAGCTATCCGTTGATGGTGATACGTGGTTTGGAAATGGCGCAGGCGTTGAGATTGGCCGACTGTTTAATGACAGTGGCGTCTTACATTTGAGAGGTTCTGCAAACGTCACAGGCCTTGCCCTTGGAACAAATAACACTCGTGCAGTAACTATTGACTCGTCACAGCGAGTAGGGATTGGCACTACGAGCCCTGGCGTATCCTTAGAGGTTGCTGGCCCAACTGGTGACAACATCATCAGCACTTTTCGATCAGGGGATGCAACTGCAGCAAACAATGCGGGCGGTGGGTTCCGATCAATTTCTAGCGCTACAGCCACAAGTCGCATAGCTCAGGTTTGGCTAGACGCTGATGGAGCTAACTTTAGTGGTGGCGATTATTTCATTATCCAGAAAAACGGCAATAGCGGAACGGTTGAGTTCAACCAGTTTGCGAGTGCTGCGATGACGTTTAAAACTGGCGATACCGAACGCGCCCGCATCGACTCCAGCGGCAGGCTCTTAGTTGGTACGTCTACTGCGCGTAGTTCAGGTGCACTTGGAACTGGACTCCACCAAGT